CCAACGTCCACAGTTTCAGAATCTTCAAACATTTCGTATGCTGTTTTGATTTGACCTGTAGAAGCGGCTGAACCGTCAGCGCCTGCTTGTAGACTGTCAGATTTTGGTGTATCAATAGCTGCGAAAGTAATTCCACTAGCTGCTGTTCCAAAATTTGATCCAGAAGCATGGTGATCCATCCAATAGATATAACTTGATCTATTGAAAACTACGTTTGAGTAATAATTTGAATCTCCTTGTGGTGTTTTTGCGTCTGAAGCTTTTGATACTTTATCATAAACTTCTAACACTTCACCACGTGTTCCTGTTATGTCGCCATCTTCGTCTACCACGACCACGTGCATTTCATCGTTAGTAGCTGCTTTTGAAGTTGCAAATGGAGATGTTCCAGGAGCACTTGACACCATGTCATAGTATTCCCAAAGTCTCTTTACGTTTGCACCATTAGCTGGAACTATATGTAATCCACCTTGACCTGTGTCTGCTCTTGTAAATGTAATATCGTTTGTTGCGATACTTGTTATTTTATATTTGTAACCATCATAATCTGAACCTGCAGCTGTTTTAGAAAACTCAACTATGTCTCCTACGTTAAAGCCTGTTCCAGATGTTAATGTTACTGTCGTATGACCAACAGCCATAGCTGCGTCAGCGAGTGTTGTTTTAGCGTTTTCTTGGAAACCTGTTGCGCTGTGACATACAGAAACTTTTAAGGTATTACCCCAAGCTCCTGCTGTTCTAGACGCCCATTCTCCAACTGTAGCCGCTCCACCAGAATAGTTATCCTGATAGTCTTGTGTGTTCTTTACTACAAACAAACTACCTGAAACGGTAGCGTTTGCTAAACCAGTATTTTGTGCTCGTACAACTCTTAATGCGTTAGAGTAAGATAAAAAGTTTGCAGCTGTAAAAAAAGATTCAAAATTATTTGAATCCGGTTTGCCGAAAACTGTTACTAACTCTTGCTCACTAGAGATTGATGTAACCTCATCTAAAGGACCTTTTCTGAACTCGCCAGCAAAGGCACCAATTGATGTTGATACAGCGGGAATGATTCTTGTTAAATCTTTCTCCTGAACGAGAACGCCTGGTGATACTTGAAATGCCATAGGTTATTCTCCTCTTAATTAGCTAATTATTAATTGTATATTTCACAAATCGTAAGTTTTCTTACGCCCATATTTAAACGTATCAGTTAAAGGTATTTATAAATGTTGGATATTGTAGACTATTGACCTTTTCTTGTTGCCGGAAACCACCTGGTACCATATTCATCAACAGCTTCCTCATCTTCCTCTGGATCGTGAACACCATCGTCTACAAAACCAAACGGTGCCATGTCTTGCTCTATCAAATTCTTTTGTTCCTCGTACATTTTTAAACGAGCATTAGTATTAGACAATTCTTTAAAGAAAGGTTGATTAGATAACCAACCAAATATGACTAAACACATCATTAAATCATCATTTGATCCATCTTCAGCCTGCCAACTTTGGCCTCTTTTAGTAAAGGTTGACATCTCCTGTATAATATGCCAATCATTTATTATAAGTTTATCTCCTTCAACTATAGTTTTTAAATTAGAACAACCAACTCTTTTTATCATTTTTGTCATACGAACACCCATAGATGAACCACGACCACTAAACATTGCACCTAATATTTGACCAGCACGACCTTTTTGAGTAGTCATTAATATATTAGGATATTCAATCTCAAACTGTAAAGCCTCTGCTACTTGCTGACCTATATCATTAACCTCTGTTAATATATGTGCATGATTATATGCTAAACATACTCTGTTAATTATATTAGGAAATACAAAGGGTTTAATTTCGTTACTTCTATATTTGGCCACAACTTTGTAAGGCATTTTAGACACATCAAATACCAGAAAGGCAGAATAATCTTTATCAACACCTCTTGAAACGTCCACTGTACAGACATAAGTATGTCCTTCTATTTTATCTTCGTATATATCAACACCTTGAGCCGATTTTATAGGATTTATAATAGGTATTTGTTTAATTTTTGTAGCTGATATTAAAGTATTTACAGAACCTAAAAACTCACACTCAAACTCTTGTTGAAATTGTTCCTCACTTGTATTACGTATAGTTTGTTCTTTCCATTTTTCATCACGTCCTGGTACTTCACTCCAATGTACTTCAATAGGTATATAATCATTTTTTTTGGTTTGAGAATCCATCCAAAGTTTATAAAACATATTCATACCATAAGGTGTAGATACTATAACCATTTTAGTTTTTGTACCAGCAGATATTGTAGGATAAACTGAACTAAAAAACAATTCAGCAATATTAGTAGGTACGAAAGCAAACTCGTCAAGAAATATTATATTATATGAACCACCTCTTATAGCACTTGAAGATGTAGCAGCTGCCACAATAACTGATTTATTTTCTAATTCTATATTACCTTTGTTCCAATTAATTACACCTTGTTGTAACCACTTTGGTAAATTTTCATATGCTAATTGTACTCTACTTAAAATATCTCTAGCAGTAGAGGACTTATTGGCAAGTATGGCAATATTACTGTTTGGATTAAATAATGCAAAGTGTAAAAGATATGATACTGTTGTTGTGGATTTTCCTGATTGTCTTGGTAGTTTACAGATTGTAAATCTATTATCATGTATCGTATTTACTATTGTCTTTTGAAAATCATACATCTTAAAAGGTATTAAACCCTCGTCAAGTGATACAATCTGGATATAATTTTCCATAAAGTAAATAGGGTTCTCAGCACACTTTTGATATTCTAATATTTGTTCTTTACTAAAATGTTGTGGTGTATTAATCTTTTTTAAATTCGGGTTTCCTAAATATGCTTCACTCATTTATTACTATTGCCTCTATGTGTGTGTAACCTAATTTTAAGGCAGCTTTTAATCTTTGGTTGCCTTTATGTACACTCCACTTTTTCTCCATATATATTTTTCCATTAACTCCATATCTAATATTCTCACTTATTTTATGTGTGTAAACCTCTATCGGTTTAATCAATTCTTGTCCATCTAATAATTCTTTTAACGGTACGCCGTAGGTTTTAAGATAAGTTATATCACTTATCGGTATTATCCTTTTGTTCGGGTGTAACGTTTTTGCTTTCAATATTCTCATCTTCTTGTTTTCTATTTAACATCTTTTGTAACTCAGCAGTTGATCCAATAAAAAGAGCATTCTTAACATTTGTACTTGCAATCTTTGGTACTTCTTTTAATTCTTTTAATTTCTTTTGTAAGTCTTGTAATTTATCAACTGTAGTTGCAACTTGTCCTAATAATTGTCCTGCAACTTCATATGCTCTAGGGTGTTGACCTTCCTTTGCAATTTCTAATATACCATCAATAGCTTCATTACCTTTATCAATTAAATGGAAATAGTTATCTCTACTATATTTGTAATCGTTATCTACGTCTGTCTTATCTTTATCTTCAACTCTAGGAACTAGAGGTTTAAATTCTTTTTTTTCTACCACAACGTTTTCAGTTGCAGTCTCAATACCTAAAATTTCATTTACTTTGTCTTCTATATTGTTCATTATAATACTTTACCTTTATTAGGTCCTACTTTAATTCTATATTTTTGTGTACCTGTTGCACCAATATTAACTTCTTTTCTCATACTTTTAGTTAATTCTAAAGTTTTTTTTTCTCTATTATTTTTAGCAGTATGTTCATTCAGTTGTCTATGTCTATCTCTTTCCATTACTCATCTTGTCCAGTTTTTGGGTTATATTTTTTACCATCGGTATAATTACTTATAGTTGTTGTAAATCCAAAATCATCATCAGCGTCAGCTGTTATTGGATCAGGCACAACTATTATTCTTTCTTCACGTGAAGCAGTATCCCAATTTGAAGATGTATATAATTCTGATTGTACTTTTTTGATAACACCTTGATTAGAAGTAGGACCAAATAAGTATGTCTTCGCTGTAAAATTCATTGTATATATTACTGCTCTTCTATTTGTAAAAGCACCATCATAACTATCTTCATAATTAATAGTGTTAAGAATAATTGGTACGTCTCTTTTTATATTCATTTCAGGTAAAACATTTACTGTAACCGTATAATCTGGTTGAAAGAAAGGTAAAATTTGTTCTACAATTTGTAAACCATTTTCAGCAGTTGCTGTAAAGGCATAAACATTTAAACTTATGTTATATGGTACAGGTGTATATAGTTAAAACTATTTTTTGCTCCTGAAGAAGTTAAACCACTAGAATCTGTTTCATGTAATATATATTCTGCATGACCTGTAGTAGCATTTGCTTTTTCTTTTATAATAAGACCACTCTCATCTTCCATTTGTACTCTATCTAATAAAGCGGCTGATTGTGATCTAGATAAATCTACTTTTGTTTTTCTAAATTTATGAACTCTTGTTAACTTTCTACTAGGATCATATTGTAATCCTGATATTTCAAATCCTATTCTTGGTAAAGTTATTGCAAATGATCTATCAGTTAAATCTGGTTGTTGTTCTAAACGAACTAAAAACTTTTCTTTAGGTGCATATGCTAAAGGAACTTTTATTCTTTTTGTAACAGCGCCTGTTGTTCTATTGACATTTTCTATAACAATGTTATTGAATAATTGTCCAAATGCAATTATAATCTTTCTTAATCCTTCATTGTAAAATGGTGTTCCAAACATTATTGATCTACCTCTCCAAATGGATTTCTTTCAGTGAAATCTAATACATCATCTGTTACGGATTCTGTATCAAAACCGGCTGCCGTATCTAAATCTAAATTTTGTGCATAATCAGATTGAGTTTGTACAGTTGTTTTTGTTGCGTCATAACTTTCATTAATTAAGAAATTAGCATTACCAGATTTAGTGTCATCTTGTTCTAATTGTACTGTACCTTTTTCATCTTCTAAAGTAAATCTATCTACTAATAAGTTTACAGAATATTTAGCTTCTTTAGCGTCAATACCTGCAACGCCAGTAGCAATTGTTTCGTTTGCATATTCCCAACGTGTAACTCTTAATTTATAAACAGGTAAATTACCTAATTGAAAGAAAGGTTCCTGATCTTCTACAAATTGAATTTCAAAGAAACTATTCATCAAAGGAAAGAATAAAATATCTCCTTCGTTAGGTCTACCTGGTACTTCTAAATTTGTTTTTACGTTTACTTTATTATGGAATCTTCTTTTAGAAACCATTAGAGTTGTATCTTCTCTAATTTCTAATCCAAATTTACTAATTAATTCTTGTTGACCTGCAAATCCTTCAGTACTTTCAAAATACATTTCAATAGGAAAAGCATTTTTAAATTTACTATTAACATCTTCACCTAAAACCAAAGATTGATTTACAATACTTCTTGGCATATAGTAAATTAAATTACCATATATTTTTAATCCTTCTATGATTAAATCTTCGTAAAGATATTTTTCGGATGCATTCCCAATACCATCGCCTGACTGAAAATATGGATTCATTACTACCATAGTTGTTTACCCTATCAGAAAGTTATGAGGCTCTTCAAATGTTGTTCTAATTTCTGTTTCTAATTTTTCTATATCTGTTAGTGATTCGGAGTATAATTGACCTCCGTTAAGTGATACTCCACCTATCATAGCAACGCCATTAAATTTAGATAAGTTTGCTCCCCATTGTTTTTTAAACAAAGCAGTTACATATCTTTTTAACCATTGATCGTTATATATATCGGTATTAGTTGCTGGATCTAATTTTCTAAAACAATCTATAACTAAATGTTCACCGACTCTTAAATCTTCTTTCCAATCCATATCAACAAATAATTTGTTATCATTTTGATTAAATCTTAAAGGTTTTTCACCTACTAAAATATGATCTAAAAAATCTAAATGTCTTAATACAACATCATAGTTAACTACCGATGTTGAAGAAAAATCATACAAATCATTTAATCTCATTTGGTATCTTACATCAAATAAATTTAAACTTCCTTTACTTGAAAATGGAAAAATATTTGTAACCGAAATAACTGTTTCAGGAACAATTATATAATTTTGATTTTCTTTCCAAGTATTTGTAATACCAGTTTTAGTTATTGATTCTGAAACATCTCCATTTGTTACAATTCTATCGTAATCTGTTTGTGTGTATTCGTATTTTAGATAACATCTTCTTATTGCATTCATATGAAATTGAGAATAGTATTGCATAGCTTCATCTATTCTATCCTGCAATTGATCTTCATCAACGTTAATCTCTATAACTGGTTGACCTAATGATCTTAAAGCGTAATCTTTTAATTGTTCTCTTGTTGCTGGTGTTGCCATGTTTATATTTATCCTTAATTAACTTGTTGTACCATACATAGTTTTTAATACATTACCACTTGAATCTTTAATCTGAATACTTGTTGAATTGGTAACTCCACTACTTAATGTTAGAGAACCTGTTATTGAAACATTACCACTTGATATTATTTTTAAATCTGTACCATCGCCATAGATATGTTCACCAGCGTCACCAAATATTACTTTAATATTATTGTTTAATGTATTATCTGAAGCTGCTTCCAAGGTTCCTTTTGAACCTGAATAACCTATAAATCCTTGCGATCCTGTAAAACCACCTGTTAGTGGTTGTAAAGCCCACGCCTCACCATTCCATTTCCAAGTACGAGTACCTAGATTGTATGTATCATTGAGCGACGGACCACTCGGAAAATTTATGCTTGGCATTTTCTATCCTTTAATTGTTCTCTCACCATATTTATAATATTTATACAATGCTTAAGTAAGCTATTTTCCAATAAAAAACCCCCGGAACCGAAGTGCCGGGGGTTAATTTCGTTTAGTTAATTACTAGCGTATTTAGATTATGCTTTTACAATCTTTAATACGTGAGTTGCCGCTGTGGATGTTGATCCTCCAGGGAACTCCTGAGCTCTGTAATCATCGCCTCCAACTTGATTAGTTGCGTAAGTAGCACCATCTAGTATAGTATTAGCCATACCTGATCCTCTTGTCGTTCCTGATCCGTTGAAATTATATCTAATAGTATATCCGTCTCCTGAACTAGCAGCTGTATACTTAATCCAAGCTTGACAAAGTGTGTCAAAACTTGCACCAGTTTCCTGTAGATCATTTGATCCGTCTATATTTAAAAGACTTGCGTATGAAGACGTAGCACCATTTACTCTTTGTAAATAGTAACTAGTAATCGTTGTAGGGTTATCAAGTGCGTGTGATCCAATCGTACCAGCAGCATAAGAGCCTGTGTTGGCTCTTGTGTCTACAAATATCGGCGTGGATGCTCCACTAACTTCAGTGGCACCAGCAACAGAAGCAGCAGTTGATACAAAATATGTACCCCCTTGTTGCGTTGTTGTAGTACTTGCTGTAAGTAGATCAATAGCAGGATGTAAGAACGTATCCTTAATATCTGCTAAAGGCATTGCTTGAACTTCTCCACCACTTGTGTAGTAAATTGGCCAAGTTTTGCCTGAGTCAGCTGTCGGCGAACCGGGAGTGACTGTTTCTTCTACTTTGTCATAGTTAACTGTAACTGTTTGTGGGTCTTGTGTTGTTCCTTGACTAGGAAAAGAGGACGCATGAGTCGAATGCGTTCCTGCTTGTAGTCTAGTATCACTTATTGCTCC